AGGAGATTCATGTTCTCTGTAACAGGGTCCATAGGTTTCATATTATCTTTCTGTGGTATTAATTTTTCTGCATTCTTAACACCAAGCACATCTAACATCTGACGGTTAAGTTCTACCATATCGTAGATATCTGGATTCTGTTGTGCTAACTGCATGACTGCTTGATATTGAACCACTTTTTGTGACATGGTTGCAGCATTTGGGTCACTGACAGGTATGACTTCTACTTTATTGTAGTCATCACGTTTTGCCATTCTAGAACCTGTGTCTGGTTCGTATTTATAATCTGGCGGAGTAGAGTCTCTAATAATATTTTTAATTAATTTAAACTCTTGTTTCATCGCATAATGTATACGAGCTTGAACTGCAGACATTACTTTAAGTGTTCTTTCTAATATCGCAAGGGTTGTACCTACAGGTGAGTTAGCTGACATATCAGATACTTTTAAATCAGCAGCACTTGCAAATCTTCTACCCTCATCAATAATTTGATTCATAAGTGAATTTAATACTTGACTTGGCTCTTTATAAGGGAGTGGTAATATATTATCTCTAATACTACCTGATGGCACATCTACATCTCTAAACTCTGCTGGAGAGATAGGAGTATCATCACCTTTGATTCTAAGTCCTCTAGACTTAAACCCGCCTGGTAAATTAGATAGTGTACCTGCATCTACTAACTGTCTAAGTATCATAGTTCCAGATTTAGCAAATGCACCAATTAAGTGAATTAATCCAAAATGATAAAAGCCAAACCCTGGCACATAACCATAATGCACAAAATGTTGGCGTTTTTGTTTAGTATTGTCATCTTGGTCATAGTTTCTTCTAATAGCAAGCACTGTATTTGTGCTCTTTTCTATAGTTACGACATAAGGTAGTGCAATTCCTGTCTTCTCACCATCTTTATCAGTATCTTCATAACCTTCTAAGTCAAGGTCAACGTGCATCTCTAGTATCTTGAAGCGACTATCTGTAGTTGCACTAAAGCCCATCTTCTCAGCAATCTTCTTCTCAACATCGTCTAAGTCATAAGTTGGCTCACCTAAATCTACATCTTTATAAAAGCCACCAACTTGTAACTTACGTAATTCGTTACCTGTTTTACGCATAACATGAGTAACACGTTCAGCAGACTCTAAATCAGATGCACCATAGGGCACAACGATATCTTCAGCTGGAACATACATAGAAACCTGACGGTCTAAGTTAGGGTCAAAGTAAACTTTTTTGAATGCGTTACCTGCAAGTCCTAAACCCCACAACATTCTTTCATGCTCAGGTCTATACTCAGTCATTTCCTCAGTGAGTTTATAATTCATGTTCTCTCTGACACGATTAGCAGCTTCCATACACTCTTTTGTTTCTTTACCAATAATGGTAGTTTTAACTGGGCCGCTTGCTGGGAATGTTTCGGTCATAGTTTCTGCTTGGAACTTGACAAGAGTTTCTGTTAGTAGTGGATGATAAACATTACACGCTCCTTCCCATGGCTCACTTCGGTCTTCTAATTTAAGACCTAAAAGCTCTAGTCCGTCAACATAAGTGTCAAGCCAATCTTTTCTTGAGGTTACGTCTGCCTGATAGTCTTCTATAAGGTCTTGTGCTAACTTCTCAAGCAAGTCATCGTCCATCTCTTCTGCAAGGTTTGCAGAAAACTCTTCATCATCCATACGGTCTGGGTCAATATTTATCTCCATACCGTCAACACTAATATTAACTTCTTCTGGGTCTACAATTTCTATTTCTAAATCAGGCTCGTCTTGAGCCATTTCTTCCATGCTTTTCGGGGCTTCGTACAAACCCTTATCTACATCAGCCATAATTTTTTCCTATAATATACAAATAATTAATAATACTAATAACACAATATTGATTGTGCGGCAGTGTTGTTGTTGCTTTGCCATTAACCACTCTGCTTTTTCTTTTATCAATTTATATAACATAATTATCTCCGTTGTTAAATAACATACAGACGTTTCTGATTGTACCTTCTTAAACTTCGAATGTCATCTTCTTCGTCACTTGGCAACCTAATAAATCCGCCCTGCCTGAATCTCATCAAGGCAAGCGTTGTTGCATCTACTAGGTCATCATTCGCACCTGAAGGAAAGTCATTACATTCTTCAATCACTTCATGTGCCCACCTTCTGTCGGGTGCCCATACTATACCTGAATTAAATAAATCAGACACAGCGTTCACACGACTAATTTTATCTTGTCCTTTGCCTGGTGTAAACTCTCCTACAGGAATCCCCATACGTCTGAACTCTTGATAAAGTGCAGCACCGTTTGACTTCTTCTCTACCACAAACGCATCTGGCTCCCATGATTTATACTCATCTAGACACAACTCTTTGAGCTCTGGAAACTCTAGTCTCTGTTTAATAGCATCTAGAAGAATAATGTTATAGTTATTAGTTTCTTCATTCATAAAAACACCCCACGTGGTCAGAGCGTTATAGTCAGCACGATTATTCTTTTCCTGAGCCGCATCAAGCGTCATGATAATAAACTCACAACTAGGTGGATTTTCTCCTTCCCACATATTCCACCACTCACGTTTTATCAGAGCTCCTTCTTCAGATACTGGGTTTTGTAAATACTGTGCGTTCCAATATCGTATATCTAATGCAGCACGTCTAGACTGTAGTTCTTCTATTGGCCAGAACTCAGGCCACAATGGTACTTCTTCTCCGTCTTTTTCAAAGATAGCTGGAAACTCTACTACCTCCCAGTCATCAACCTCATCATTCTTTATCATTTGGTTAACAATCTGCCCTGTTAGGTCAAGTTTTGACCAACGAGTCATCACCACAATAATCGCACCACCTGGCATTAGACGTTGTAGGGGTCCTGATTGAAACCATTCCCATGCAGGTAGAAAAACATCTGGCTTTCCTAACTTAGCGTCTTGCTCCGAGTGAGGGTCGTCAATAATGAATAAGTCGGCACCACGACCAGCCAAAGCACCCCCCACCCCGATAGCAAAATACTCGCCATTAAAGTTTGTACCCCAACGGGACGCTGACTTAGAGTCCGCCTGCAACGATACATCTGGAAATATATCTTTGTACGAGTCCGAACCAACCAGATTTCGAACCCTACGACCAAAGTTAACAGCCAAATCTGCAGTATGCGAAGCCATGATAACTTTTTTTGCTGGGTGTTTGCCCAAAAACCACGCAGGTGCCAAGTAAGATATGAGCTCACTCTTCCCATGACGTGGTGCAATGTTGACAATAACCCTTTTACGTTTACCTTCTGCGATTTCTTCAAATAATTTTGCAAGTTTGGCATGATGTGCTCCTACTTTGTAGTCTGGATAGACGTGTTTAATAAATTCTAGAAAAGTTTTACCGCCAGCTTTCTTAATTAACTCCTGTTTGTACTGTTGAAGTAACTTTAAGTTACGTAATCTTTCAGATTCACTCATTTGTGGCAGTGCTTGCTCTAATAACTCTAAATCTTTAGGGCTAATCATCTTCAAACTCCACGTCTTGTACTTCAACTACTTCTCTAGTGTGTATAATCTTGCCTTTTAGCTCATCAATCGTCTTTTTGAGCTCTTTTTCTAACTCTTCACCCGACTTATTAATGTGTGTGACCTCAGTTTTTCTCTTAAATGCGTCAACTCCATCTATTTCGCCCACAGCTTTGAGTGCTGAAATACGTTCTCTAGAGTTTTTCGCAGAAAACGCCTCTTCTAGTAGCCTGTTTAGCACTGTAAGTTTTATATCTGCTAGGTCTTTTGCCACCATATGACTAGTTTGTGACACTAAACCTGCAAGATAAGCTATCGTTTCATTAGGGTAAGTGCCAAAGTCTGGTCTGAGCTCAGGATTTTTCATCATCTCTTGAGCTAATTCTTCTGCTTGCTCCATATTCTCTTTAGATGGCTCTATGTTTTCCTCAGATATATCTGCCAAAAGCTTGATTGTATTGGTTCTAGCTTCTAACTCTTCTTGTGGAGATAAATCTGGTAATGCTTCACGAGCATTCTTTGGTAAAGGAACGTTGTCCTCTATGTGTGGAACTACTACTGTTTGGTTATCCATGTGTCGCTGTTTACACCTATGTATTAATTGCAGCTTACTTTACAAACTCCTAGTATAATATATAATTATTTGTAATACAATGAAACTTGAGAGGTTTCTATGGACATGAATTTAACGAGAGATGGAGTTTTGCATTTAAATATATTTGATGTAGAGACTCAAGAAGAGAGAGACCAATTCCTTTACTACTATCTAGGATTTTCTAGAGAGGTTAAGAAAAAATTTGAGAACGCTTACTATGAGGCCTACAACAAAGGACTTTTAGCTGAACCCGAAGCCAACATTATTCACAAAGACATCAACGGTGTTACTCATATTGAGGTGCATCCTAACGATATTATTGCTAATCTAAAGTTAATAAAACAAATAATACATGGTAACCTAAATATAGAAGATGAAAACGAATAAAGATTTTGAGTATAAGAAGACCAACTACCCTTTGTATATTGTAGTTTGGAAAGACCACACGGCTGATAGCTCTTGGAAAACAGCTGAAGAAATAACTAAAGAGAAATATATACTAGCTTACAGTATAGGCTATTTACTGCATCAAGATAAAGAATGCGTAAAACTATGTAATACCTACACCTCTGACGATGGCTTTGGTGGTTTAGACTTGATACTAAAGTCTTGCATTGTTGAAATGTATGTGGTAGAAATAGAATAAGTAAAGTAAGGATTTAGATATAGTCCCCTAGTGTAACGATGATTTTTGGGTTTTTTATTTATTTTTACCCTCCTCGAGTTTAAGTTTATTATCGTTACTTTCTTTCCCCCACGTCTAACGCTGGGGGTTTTTTTGCCCTTTGGTTTTTGAATTTTTTACAGAAAATTTTTTTGCATTTGCCTTTTCGTTTACAAGGGGGTCACTTCCTGTATTAGTAAAGTTACGAGCTGGACTTTGAAAATGTTTTGATAATTTGTGTAGATTATTGTGCATGTGCATGTGCATATCTCTGTTGTGTATTTGGTGGGTATATGGGGGGTGGGTTTTGCTGTAGATTAGATTAATTAGTAAAGTTATGCTTTAATAATACTGTGATTAACAAATGGAGAAAACTTATGAAGCAGTTAGAAATATTCTGCACTCTCAAGATATTTACCCCTCTTGAGCAATTAGCTAGACATATGAGAAGGTATCCAATTACAGGCTCATATGATGAAGTACTTGAGTGGCATAAAGAAGCTAATGCTTTAACTCAGCAAGTGAGAGATGAAGCAGAGCAGAAGAAGTATGATGAGTACGGCTGGGAACCACATCCAGACGAGTAATTTAAGATTGAGCAAGGATGCTCAGAACAACCTTGGAGAAAAAACTATGAAAATTTTCGACAATAAAGGTGGAGCCGATTGGCTCTTTAGTAACATCTTGTCTAGCTTGAAAAAGCGTAAGTCAGTGCAAGATGACAAGTTGGTCTCAAAGCTTATTGATGAGCCCAACAAAACTAAGTATGACAAGTTGTTTTTATTAGATAGAGCTAAAGACTTTGCTGATAAAAAAGCAATGGCTATCATACTTGAAGTTGAAAACTTCTTTAGAGAAGCTAAGGACTAACCTAACCATGGGACATGGATGTCCCGAACTTTTACCTTGGAGGTAAATATGAGTAACGATATAAAATTCAAAACTCGTGACAGTGGTAAAGTTGTAATCGCTGAGTACAGAGGTACATCGGAAGGTGCTACATTATGTTGGTGGCCTGATGATAACAGTCTAGTAGTTTGGGATATAGCTAGATGGATGGACTGGAAAGGTACGACACGTGGTACATACTTTAAGTTAGATGGTACGCAAAATCTTGCGGCAATCTTAGACCATCCGACTGACCACAACGCACAAGCATTACTTGATGCTAAACTTGAATTAGCAGATAGAATGTGCAAGTGTGAAGATATCAAAGATATCTAGTCTACGCAGCAGGGCTTAGAGAAATCTAGGTCCTGCTTTTTTTTGTGCGAAAGAAATGAAACCAGTTCTACCACGACAGCGAAGACGACATCGTGACATATGTCACGCTATGTTTTTGGTCTATGATTAGATTATATCTTAAATGATGCTATAATGATTTCAAGTTAAGCAATAAAGCTTAGCTGTAACCATAGGAATAACTATGAAAACAAAAATCGAAAGCAATATCGTGAGCTTTAAAAACGATGATTTAGCAGTAAAAACTGGATACGGCTTTAGTAAAGCAATATCTACTCAAGATGAATTAGCAAGTGATTTTGCTAGTGCTAACAAACTTGATACTGTTACAAAAAATCAAGACGGTAAAAAACTTAGTACATATCAAGAATGTAAAGATTGTGCTATTAGATTTATGTCTGAAAGTGGTAACTATGCGAAAGTAAGATATGGCATAGCACAACATCAAGTAGCTAATAATTGTAGTGAAGCTGATACAGTATACCTTAAAAAATCAGATGCTGGTGGATATGTAAAGGCTACTGCTAACAGCTATGATGAAGAGCTTACACCTATGATGGCTTATGCTTTTTCTGATAGTGTTTATTCAGTATTAGGTAAAGAGAATGCAAAGACTAATCCATTTGGTGTACGAGGTGAAAGTATGAAAGCATTCATCAAGCCACTTAGAGAAGATGTACAAATTAAGGTTAGAAAGCCATATCAAAGATTTGTTACTAAGTTAGTAAACATAATAGCAAATCATAATGGTATTGAGACACCTAAGGCTAGTGATTTAGAAAAAGCCATATCTGGTGTTAAAGCCTTGTATGGTCACTTTGAGAAGTTAGGTGATACAAAAGCTCAAGAAGTTCTAATGAGCTTAGCTTCTAAGTATCTCAAGAAATTGAGTTAAGTTAGGACTGCACAAGGAAGTGCATTTTTGCCTAGTCAGATTAATTTCTGGCTAGGCTTTTTTTTGGCTTCAATTTTTTGAAACCAGTTATTCGGCGACGACATCAACAACGATATCATTTCGTGACAAATGTCACTTCGTTTTAGTCTGCGTCAAAACTCTATCATTTAAGAAAACGAAATATGACACGAGGTACAACTTTGTGAAACCAGTTATACAGCGACGACGCCGTGACATATGTCACGCTATGATTTTGTTCCAAGTTGTGAATTTTGTTGGAACAGAAAAACGCTGTACTGCTGGGATTGTGAGGTTTTGTTCCAATGTTCCAATGTTCCAACAGGGTATATATCTGGTTTTTCAAAATTACGAGGTCAAGAGGTTATACGACGCAGTGTAATCAAGGTTCTCTACACAGATTGTCCTATTTTTTGCTTGGAACATTGGAACAAAACAACATAAACTATACTAACTAAAAAAATATTAACATACAAAACAATAACTTAGCCCACCTCGTTTTCCTTGTTCCGTTCCATTAGTAAAGTTAAAACGGCGTTTTTTTCTGGAACACTTGGAACAACCTTATTTATCAAAGACTTACGACGCTCACACACAGTTTGTTCCGTTCCATTAGTAAAGTTTTGTTGGAACACGATTTGGAACAACGCCGAAAAACGACGCAAACTAGAAGTGTAGGGCAACCGTCACACCAAGTTGAAACGCTTGGATATTAGTAAAGTTATGGTATAATGGTTGTATAGTGTGAGTAGAGATATTATTTTATGACACTATATTATTAACAGACCGTGACATATGTCACGCTAACAAAACGGAGAAAACTATGACAAACAAAATAGCAAACAAAGACGCAAGAGAAAGTGTAAATAACCGTCACGCATTTCAAGGTAGTAATATATTTGCTGAGGTAATACGAAATCGTACTTATGGGTGCAATGAAGACCTGTATGTTGTATACAGCTACGGCGAACACTTTCCGATGTATGTCTATGACTACACCACGAGAGAGTGGTACGCAAACAGCGACAAGTATTCACCGACTACATCAAAACATCAATCGCAATGTAGACCTAGTTTTGAGATTGCCAGAGAGTTTAATACAGAAGACCTTATAAACCTTATTGGCTATGGTAGTCTTGCAGAGTGGGTAAAATGGCAAGCAGTCGCTTAATTATTAATTAACCGTGACATATGTCACGCAACACAGAGAGGTGAAAGATGATTTTTGACAATTCTATAATTGATTTACAACAAACTTATTTATTAACAGTAAATGGTGAGTACATAAAACTATGCTTGTATCAAGAGATGAATGAAGATAATGAAAATTATGGTGAAGTATGGATAGAAGTAGAAGACGATGAAGATAGAGATATAGACTTGGAACAAATAACATAAATAGGAGAAAAACTATGAGTAAATTAACTTTAGTAGTAAAAGACGATGATATACTTGGATTTTTACATGTATATCCAGAGGGCAACATACACACGCAGGAAGATATTGACGAAATGTTTGAGCAATTAATGTCTATAACACCAGAATACAGCGATAGAGAACCTTGGAATAAACCAGACTTAGTTGGTGCAATCAAAGGGCATGTTAGCTGGTTCCGACCACATGACAAGGTTGAACCACCGAAGACATACAATGTACTACCAAGAAAAGCAACGGAGAAAAACTATGAGTAAATATTATTGTAGATGTTGCGAAACACAAATCCCCCGTGAACGTGTACAGCTCGGCTATGATACTTGTATACAATGTGGCGAGGTTGAGGCTAAACGAGTTAAACATACAATCGTACCAATGCACAAGTCCAACTATATCGTAGTCAGCGACAAGGCAGACTTGAAAGGTATTAATAACAAAGGAGGATTTCACAGATGAATGATTTAATATTGTACTTTAAGCTAACTATATTGCTACTGATACCATTACTAGCAATGACTTCGTGTACTATGATAGTCATATCTAGTTACATACGATAAAGGTTTGGGGTAGTGAGTGATTTTTTTTCGTATTTTGTTTGCACTCACTATCTCTCATTTAAGATATAAAAACTAAATAGAAATGCTTGGATATTAGTAAAGTTATGCTATACTAATAATATCAGTGGGAAAACTATTAAATAAAGTAATCACATTGATAAAACTAACCGTGACATATGTCACGCAACAAAACGGAGAAAACTATGAAACTAAAAGAGAGTGAGCTAGAACTCAAAACACCAGAGCATATCATCTCATTGGCAACATCAGGTATGTTAATCTCTTGTGATGTCAATGTTTGGAGTGCTACT